ATTGTCGCACCCATAAATATTGCTTGACAAAATGCTTAACAGTGTGTATAATAGAATCAGGTGCACATTAAAAGGACACACACGAACATATACGCATAATCATGCACAAGCGGTCATCACTAATCTGCACCCATAATTGGGAATTCCCTAGGGTTCCCTTTACACACAATGAAAAATAAAATAGCATCATTACCTTTTAACGAAATGATGGAGATCATAAATGCAAAACATGGATTCTACTATAATGCCAACTCAAAAAAGAAGCTTGACCGATACACAGGAAAAGTTTCTAGACGCATTGTTCGGGGAAGCCAAAGGAAATCTGAAAAAGGCTGGAGAGCTGGCAGGTTATTCAGAGCACTCCTATCCTAAAGTAGTTAGAAATTTAAAACAAGAAATTATATCCAGAGCTGAGAACTATCTTGCATCTCACTCAGCCAAAGCTGCATCTAAAATGGTAGATATGTTAGATGAGGATGGAACCACACCTCATGCTAATATTCGAATGGAAGCAGCCAAACAGATTTTAGATCGAATTGGAATTGTAAAGAAAGATCAACTCGATATTAATATGAAAGCGTTGCATGGCATTTTCATATTACCCGCAAAGGATAAGCTTGACGAAGATCAAAAGAAAAGCTAGAACCATTCCTTTCGGCTATAAACTATCAGAAGATACTGATTTTATTGAACCAGTAGATTCTGAACTACAAGCTTTACAAGAAGCAAAGAATTATTTAAAAACGTGTTCATACAGAGAAGTTGCACAATGGTTGCACAGAAAAACAGGCAGGTACCTTTCGCATGTCGGACTTAAAAGACGAGTCATTAGAGATACAGCCTCCGAAGCCCAAAAAGAAAGTACGGAGCAAAGCGAAGGAATCAGTCAAAGCAATCCTAGCACGGACACGTAAGAAAGTTGCTAAGGCAGAACAATCACTCCGTTCAGCCAAACAACATGCCGAGCATGTAAAACAAAAACTCAAATCCGTCAATAAAGCATTAGATGGAAAAGAGCAGCAACTAATAACTCAAGACGTAATCGATAGTGCCTCCCCGAATGTTCAGAAGCACATTAATCAGCAAGAAGTTGTTTTCAAACCAAATACAGGTCCACAAACAGATTTCTTAGCTTCTGCAGAACGGGAAGTATTTTACGGTGGAGCAAGAGGTGGAGGTAAATCCTACGCAATGTTAGTAGATCCTCTACGCTATTGTGACAAAACACATCACCGAGCACTACTACTACGGAGAACTATGCCCGAGTTGAGAGATCTCATTACGCACTCTCAGCGTTTATATAACAGGGCGTTCCCAGGAGCCAAATGGAGAGAGCAAGAAAAAGAGTGGAGATTCCCATCAGGAGCAAAGATCGAGTTCGGGTACGCAGAGAACATGACAGACGCTTTACGTTACCAAGGTCAATCTTACACATGGATAGGAATAGACGAACTACCACAATATCCTTCGCCAGATATATATAATTTTTTAAGATCATCTTTACGTTCAGTTGATCCAGAGATACCTGTGTTCATGCGAGCCACAGGCAATCCAGGTAACATCGGATCCCAATGGGTACGAGAGATGTTTGTAAACCCTGCTGAGCCAAATAAACCCTTTAATTTGGAAATCAGTACACCGACAGGAACAAAAACAATTACAAGACGTTTTATTCCTGCGAAGTTACAAGACAACCCTTATTTGATGCAGACCGATGACTACTATGCGATGCTGGCATCATTACCTGAAATACAACGTAAACAATTCTTAGATGGAGATTGGGATGCATTTGAAGATTCTGCGTTTCCTGAATTTAATAAAAACACTCACGTGGTGGATCCTTTCGAGATCCCTAAAGGTTGGCAAAGATTTCGTTCTGCAGACTGGGGCTACAGTTCTCCTGCTTGTGTTCTTTGGTTTGCTATTGATTATGATAATAACCTATGGGTATATCGAGAACTATATACCAAAAAGATTACGGCAGATGTATTTGCACGAAAAGTCTTAGAATTAGAAAAGGGAGAATATATACGCTACGGAGTTTTAGATGCGAGTACTTGGGCTAAACGTGGAGATATAGGACCGAGTATTGCGGAAACCATGGTACAGCAAGGCTGTCGTTGGAGACCTTCCGATCGAACTCCTAAAAGTAGAATTAGCGGAAAGTTAGAAATTCATAAACGATTAAAATTAAATGATGATAAGAAAAAAGAACCTGGTTTAAGAATTTTTTCTAGTTGCCGAAACTTAATTCGTACCTTACCGATTTTACCTCTGGATGAAAGTAATCCTGAGGATATTAATACAGACGTAGAAGATCACGCTTATGATGCACTACGCTATGGTTGTATGAGTCGACCCATGCATACAAGTTATGCCAAACGATTTAACTCACCAACAAGACCACAATTTACCCCTGTTGATAGAATATTTGGATATTAATAACTTGTGTCGAAAGAAAAATTACCTGAAATAGATAAAAAGAATTTTCCTTATAAACTTGTTCTCGTAGCATGGGAAGATATTGTCTCATCATCAGATTGGGAAAATCTTAATAAAATTAAAAAGGCGAAGACTGCGGTTTGCTATAGTGTAGGATGGTTAATGGCAGAGACAACAAAGACAACGGTGATTATGTCAGACTTAAGTTTTGAAGATAATCATGAAATCGAACAAGGTGGATCGTACACCACTATACCTACTAAAAACGTACTATCAATTAAGAAAATAAAACTATAGAGGAATATATGGAAACTAAATTCGATCCAAAAGCTAAAGTAAAACAAGGCGATTTTGGTGCAGTACCTGATGGCAAACAGCCAAATCGGGAATCAATGAATATTGACTTTGCTAAAGATGCACCTCGTAAAGGTGAATCTGAAATTGCTTTGCAAAATAATCAGTATCCTACAAAATCAGGATCTGAACATGTACAAGAATCATTATTTAAACAAGCTGACGAAAAAGATTACTAATGAGTAGTATAAAAGACGATATAAAAGAAGCAGCTAGTTTAGTTTTAGAAAAACATAAAACTAAAATTAAAAATATCTATGGAGGTATAAGAGCACTTCCTTCATTTTTAAAAAAGCAAAAAAAAGTAAATAAAAAATACGGGGAAACTGATCTTTTAAAAGGAAAAGATTATTATCCACCAAAACCATAAATAAGAAGGAGAAAACATGTTAGAAAAAATTAAACAAGGCGACCTTGGAGCTGATGTAGCTAAAAGAGCTAATGATAAACTACAAATGAATCTAAATCAAAAAATTAAACAAGGTGATTTAGGATCTGAATCAGGCTCAATGGGCAAAAAAGAAAAAGTAGACGCATCAATTTTTAAAAAAGCAGAAGTAAGAGATTACTAATTATGGCTTTAAAATCAGACTTAAGATCTTCAGAGGATAAAAAGTTTAAAGGTCATACTGAAGATAATACTATTAAAGTAGCTAGTGCAAAAAAATTTATAAATGCAGGAATTCAAGGAGCATTTAGAACTTTTAATCCTAGCTTTATTCTTACTAATAAGCTTAGAGATACACTTAGTAAAAAAATTCTTAAAAAATTAAAGAAAAAATAATGGCTAAAAAACCGTATACAGAGGAAGTTAGTCCTTTAGTCGGTTATATAAGACAGAAGTTTCAGCAATCTGAGACTTCTAAATTATATGATGAGAAGAGATGGCTTAAGGCATATCGAAACTATCGAGGTCTTTATGGACCTGAAATGGCTTTTCGTACTAATGAACAGTCAAAAGTCTTTGTTAAAATAACAAAAACAAAAGTATTAGCATCCTTTGGACAAATTATAGAAGTTTTATTCTCTCAAGGAAAGTTTCCTTTAGGTGTAAGACCCACTACGGTTCCTGAAAATATTGATAAATATGCCCATTTAAACCCACAAGCTGGGCAAATGAATGGTCAAAAATCACCTGATCAGTTAAAAACAAAAGATATTGTTAATGATATCTATGGTTTTGATGGTGATGGAAAATCATTAGCACCAGGAGCAACAGCTACAGATTTAATTAAGAATATTGCACAGGATTATGAAGAGTTAGGTTTTACAGCAGGCTCTGCACCCCAAGGTCAACCTCAAATTGAACCTGCAAGATTAGCTGCAGAACAAATGGAAAAACTAATTCATGATCAATTAGAAGAAAGCAGAGCTATTACTATTTTACGACATGTCTTTTTTGAAATGTCGTTATTAGGTACAGGAATTTTAAAAGGACCTTTTACCGATGCTAAAACTTATCATAGCTATGATACGGTAGAAGATGAAGAAGGGAACGTTGATAATATTTATGTTGCTAAAACAAAATCAATTCCATCAATAGAAGCCGTTTCTTGTTGGGATTTTTACCCAGATCCAAATGCAACGAATATTAATGATTGTGAATATGTTATTCAACGTCATTCTTATAATAAACAACAGTTAGAAGATTTAATTGCTAAACCTATGTTTCGAGAAGGAGCTATTCGTGCTTGTCTTGAAACAGGACCGAATTATCAAACACGAGGTTATGAATCATCTCTATACGATAGAGAAAATATTTCAACACTTTATAAAAACAGATTTGAGATTTTAGAGTTTTGGGGAGCTATTGATAAAAAACTAGCTGATGAATATGGGGTTCAATATGAAACGTCCAATGACGTTGTTCATATTAATGCGTGGATTTGTGGTGGGCATATTCTTCGATTGGTGGAAAATCCATTTACACCAACACGACTTCCGTACTTAGTTTCACCTTATGAAATTAATCCGTATCAATTTTTTGGAGTAGGTATTCCAGAAAACATGGAAGATTCACAACAAGTTATGAATGGTCATGCACGAATGGCGATTGATAACTTAGCGTTAGCAGGAAATTTAGTCTTTGATGTTGATGAAACATTATTAGTTCCAGGTCAAGATATGAAAGTCTTTCCTGGTAAAATCTTTAGAAGACAAAGTGGACAACCAGGAGCAGCAATTCATGGTGTTAAGTTTCCAAATACGGCTCATGAGAATTTAATGATGTTTGACAAGTTTAGACAACTTGCAGATGAATCAACAGGTATTCCTTCATACTCACACGGAGCAACAGGAGTACAATCAACAACACGAACTGCAGCAGGCATGTCTATGTTAATGGGAGCTGCAGCTTTAAGTATTAAAACAGTTATTAAAAATATTGATGACTATTTAATAAAACCTCTAGGAGAAGCATTATTTCATTGGAATATGCAATTTAATGATGAGACTCCACATATCAAAGGTGATCTGGAAATTAAAGCACAAGGAACATCTTCATTAATGCAAAAAGAAGTAAGATCACAAAGATTGATGACGTTTATGCAAACAGCATCAAATCCTGCTTTAGCACCTTTTGTAAGATGGCACACATGCTTAAAAGAAATAGCGAAATCGTTAGATATCGATCCAGATCAATTAATCAATGATCCAGAAAAAGCTGCGATCTATGCACATATAATGGGGTTAGCAAATGGAAATCAAAACAATACTGCCGCTGTTGGAGGACAAAGCCAAATGGGACAGGTTAGTCCTGTACCTCCAGGAGCTTCGGCAACAGATCCAACAGGAGTTGGAGGTAGCAACATTGGAACGGGATCTGTACCGTTGCCAGGGGAAACTGGCTTTAGTGCGGCAAATATTAAACCTACCGCAGGCACAGAAACACAATAAGGAAAAAATATAAATGGTAGCTAAACTAGTTCAAAATGAAATGGGAGTCTACGAATACGTAGAAGTTGATACAAAGCCTAAAGTTGTATCACCAAACTTATCTGAGTTTGAAGCTTATGAAGGACAAAAAGAAAAAACAGAACTAGTGAGTGCACCAAATATTGGTGAACAAACAGAAAGAATTATTCGAGAAACACCTGGTCAGTATAAAACTGAATTTGATGAAACTACAGGACAGTTTACAACTAAAGAAATTTCACCAACAACAGGTCGATCAATAACATATACACCAGGAGCAGTAACTCCTGAATCTACAGAACCTACAGCACTTCAAAAAGTTATGAAGATGACTGAAGGCACTAGAGTTGAGCAACCTGATTATAGAAAAATTATAAGTGATGCAGCAAGAGCAACTCGTCCAACATGGAAAGAACAGGCTGTAAGTACTGCTTTTAATGTAGGTGGAAAAGTCTTGACAAATTATATTACTAAAAAAATGACAGGCTCAGCTGGTGATCTTGCGATTAATTATATGACTCAAAATGTTTTAGGTAAAACATTAAGTGGTAGATTAGCAACAGGAGGCATGTTAACAAATCCTTATGTAGCTGGAGCAGGTTTATTAATGCAATCAGGAGTAGGTAAAGATATTGCAAAAGGTGTTGGTAAAGTTGCAACTGAAGTTATAGATGTTGTTGGAGATACAGCATCTAGTGTTTGGAAAGCAGTTACTGGTGGTAGTGTTATTTGTACAGAATTAAATAGACAAGGATTTATTTCAAATGAAGATTATAAAATTCATTGGAATTATACTTTAGATAAATGGAATAAAGACGAATTAAAGGGCTATTGGATATGGGCAATGCCAACTGCTAAAAAAATGAAAACAAATAAATGGCTTACAAAATTTTGGCTACATATAATGAAATACAAAATTCAACATGTAAAACATACTTTAGGTAAAGCTAAGTTTACATTACGAGGATATATTTATAATTTATTAGTTGAACAAATAAGTTTATTAATTAGTAAATTAATTAAAAAGAAAAAAACTAAAGAGGTATTAGCATAATGGCAATAGGACCTGGAAATAAAATTACAACAACTGGATTGATTGATAAAAAACCTATGATACCTGCAGCTCCAGTTATGCCAAAAGAACAAGTTAAAAAACCTACACAGGCTCAGGTAACACCTCCTGTAGCTGAATCACAAGATGGTCCATTAACGACAAAATATCCAGGAGTAAAAAATTTATCGGATGAAGATATAGAAAGCTTAAACGCTGCTTTATCTCCATCTGTTAAAGAAGCATTAAGTAAAATCTTTCCAGATTTAGCACCAGTTATTGGTCAACTTGGATCAGATGAACCTAATGTGATTTTTCCACTATCAATTGTAAAGCGATACGCAATGCAACGATATGGTGGACAAGACGAAAATGAAGCTGTGCAAAATTTTATGGCTGATGTAATTAGCCCTGATATTGAGCAAGCTCAGATGGAAAACCAAAACAATGTGCCACCTGGTGCAGAACAACCTACTAATGAAACAGCAGGTTTAATGACCAGCCCACAAAATATGGAAACAGTATAGAGCTACCCTTATCCATAAGGCACTCAACCTTAAGAGGAAAAAATAATGGAAAACAAAGAAAACGAAACTAAGGTTTCGCAAGAAACTGAAGTTGAAGTTCCTAAACCTAAATTAGTTAAGAAACCAAAAGCAAAACTTTATAGTAAGACTCGTGAAGAAACAGACGATGCTGAAACTGAAGCATTTGCTAGAGGTGAGTTAGCAAAATTTAATAGGGAACAAAAAGAGAAAGCAAAGACAGCAACCGTTCAAAAGGACACCGAAGCATCAGAAGAAATTGCAAGCTTAGATGGTAAGGCAACTCCTTCAACTGAACGCCCTGAAAATGCTGAAGACCGTGTCTTTAAGAAACGTTATGACGATTTGAAAAGACACTACGATTCTACACTCGGAAAGCATAAAGATGAAGTTCGAACTTTAAGAACTCAACTTGAACAGTCAACAAAACAATTTATTCCACCTAAATCCAAGGAAGATTTAGAATCTTGGAGAAAG